TTATTTTTGCGAATGATGTCAGTCACATCCTGCGTAGTCTGGATTACAAACTTATCTTGAGACGGAGTGTCCCCCGCCTCGAAGATAAATTCGTTTTTAATCCCTGTCAGGGGATCAAAGTCCAGCGTCCTTTTGTCACTCATCAGCTTGTAGTCAAGTCCGCTGCAACGCCAAGGCCAGCTTCGTTGTTCACCTGGAGGCCTCCTTCGAACAGAGTCATAAATTTAGAAGCATCACCAGTTTTTGCTAGTTCGGTCACCGACATATCACGTAAAGTAACGAGCTCAACCATGTCGGGATCAATGAGATAAGCATCTCTCTCCCTGCTGAACCTATTGGGGACAACTTGCAAAGTCCCAAAGTCACTCATATAGACGTCGGCGGCTCCTATGATCGTCGTAGGACTATCACTTGGGGCCATGTACCTCTGTGCTGCAATACCACTGAAGGCGCTCACGGCTTGCTTGTTAAATGGACCAACCATTAAGAACTGAGGCTCACCACCCGCGCTCCAGGTTGACTGAATTACGGCCTTCAAAATTGTTTCGGTAAAGGCCCGCATATTTCCCGCTGACGCATCAGTGGCAGCAGCATTTGGCATGCCATTACTTAATGTGGGACTTGCCCCTCCTGTACCCCGCGATACGTTACTGGTCAGCCAAGCAGAAAGCGAGGCAGTTTTACGCGCCGTGCCAGCGGCTCCGCTGACAGCAGCTGTATTTACGCCTACAAGGTTGAACTCCATGTCTCTCTTAAGCTCATTTCCTTTTTTCGTTATGGTGTATGCCAGCTGAGATCGCATTCCGGCCATGTCTATAGGACCATTAAGGTTGTCTGCTATGATCGCATCCTTCCTCATAATCATTGTGACATTAGATAGCTTCGTGGTTGCCGTAATTGCAGTGAATGAACTTAAATCGTCACCGTCAATTTGCGCGTTGCTTGCTGCGCTTGCGAGTGAGTCTATTTGCCATTCAAAAATTGTGTTAGTTGCCTTTCTTCTTCGACTCATGTTTGAGATAAAAGGCGTGGTTGTAGGCGAAATCGAATAGATGATGTCACTAAAATCTTCGCGAATTGAGTTAACACCGTATCGAGTCGCGGTATTGGTAATAATAGCCATGGTATAGCTCCTATCCTAAAAGCGATTCAACTAAATTAGCCGCATCATCAATGCGACCATCCTTTGCAAGACGTTGACGTTGAGTTTTCACTCTCTTGGAGCCCGGTTTTACCTGAGCGCTTCTTGCGCCAGGTTGCACCGCATTTTTCCTTCGAGCCTTGGTCGCTTTTTTCACTCGTCTCTGGCCCTTGTCAAAAAGCATGGCCTTTCTAAGCACGTTTATGTGAGATGCTCTTACCAAGGCTCCCATTTCTTCTTCGGAGATTCCCTGGTCTGCGAGATAGGATTTAAGCTCCTCACTTTCTCGCTTCGCAACTTTCTCATCTTTCCAAGCCGGGATTAAGTCCGGCAGCCGTGCCACTTCAGCATTCAACAATTGTTGCATTTGCTCTTGCTGTTCTTTCTGGCTTGCTTGGCTCACCCTCGCCTGTTCAGCCTGAATTGCAGCAAGTTTTTGCTGTCTTTCTTGTTGACGCTTTGTCCATTGCCTTTCTTGCCTAGTCGCCTCTATCGGATCTGTCTCAAATAACTGATCAAAGTCCGGCGCTGGCTCTTCTATTGCTCCAATCTGCGCTTGCAATGCTCCAAGTAATTGAGCGTATTGCTGGCGCTCCAAAGAGACGGCATCACGATCTTGCATAAAAAGCTTTCGCTCTTCGGCCAATGCCTGACTCTTTTTTGTGTAATCTGCTGTACGCGAGTAACCAGATTTGAGTTCCTGCAAATCAACTTCAACTTCTTCTCCGTCTACCTTGACAGAGAATGTCTCCGCGACCTCGGGCTCTTCATCGAGCTCTTGCTCATCGTCCACCAGTTCGGCGTCGTCGTCTTCAAACTCTTCGTCTCCTTCGAGCTCTTCGTCCTCTAACACCTCGCCTTCTTCGTCTAAAGAAGACTCGTCAATCGTCTCTTCAGGGTTATCAGCTTTTTCCTCTTCAGGAGCCAGTAAGTCCATGATTCGACTTTGCGCATCACTAATCCCAGATATGGGATTCGGTTCATCTGTTATTTTATCATCCATTAATCATACCGTCCTTTTGCTTCTCGAAAGCAATCGAGTCCGCCGCACTGCGTAAATGCGTGAGCGCTTGTTCGAGCACTTCCAGTTTTGCATAGATCCGATCACGCTCATCGAGCTTCGAAGATCGGGACCACTCTTCAAACAACTCCCACTTCATCCGCTTAACCATCTCTTCAAAGTAGGGGTCGTTGAAAAATTGTTGTAAGGCTAGGTGATAGCCTCGATCATTGTCCGCCATTCATCGGTCCTGGTTGAGGTTGCGTTAATGCTTTGACCATCTCTCGATCACGCTCGGCGTTTGCTTTGATTGCAGCGGTGTCGATTTGCGTATTGTACTTAGCTGCGATCTCAACGGCCCTGAGCTCAAAATTCATTTCAGTTTCGTCGCGTCGCCGGTCATCCTCTCTGACCATCTTTTCTCTTTCGAGCTCGAGCTCTGCCGCTTTCTTTTGGATGTTGGCTTGTATCTCTGACATCTGAACCTGAATAAGTTGCTCGTTGATATCGGGCTTAGGCGGCTCCTGCGGAGCTTGTGGTTGATACTGAGCCGGGTCATTAAAGAACCGGGCGACATCTTTTATGCCGCCGAGCTCCAGGGTCGATACCAGGGTGTTGTAATAATTCTGCGGGCTCACGATTGGGTTGTCGGGCCCAAGTTGTTGTAAAAGTTTTTCTTGAATTTGATTGATTTGACCTAGCAGCGCGAGGCGTTCCTGGTTGCCTCCCACGCCGAGTGCGACGTTGGTGACAACATCCATGTTGGTGCTGAATTGATCGGGCTGCACCGGGATAAATTCATTTCGTAAACGGACTAACTTCGGTTGCTCCTGGTAGGTGTGTACCAGTTTTAAAATCCCTTTGTATAACCGCTTCATGCCATTTTCAGCGAAGATTCTTGCGATCATTTCAATGCGTTGTTGTGCGGCACTGATTGTTTGCGTGACTGCTGCCAAGGTTGAGCTCTGCAACTGATCCGGCGATAGCCCAGCAGCTGCCTTTGAGATCCCTGTACGGTTCTCTCGAAGCTCATCTAAGTATTGCAGCATTGGAAAGGCTTCCTTGCCTACGAAGGGCAAATTGAAAGGCTGCACGGCTCCAGCGTTGCGCATTCTAATCACGCCACCCGCTTCGACGTTCAGAACGTCCTCGAGGGACACCTGGCCCTCAACTACGCCAACTCTCGGATGCGTAGACATGGCCAAAGAGTCGAGCGAGCTCCTGAGCACTGCGCTTTTAATTCGCTGAATGTCCATCGTCAGATCAGCAATGCTCAATCCAAAAAACGAATGCGGCTCGGGGTCCGGGTTAAAAAACGCAAAGGGAATGTCGTCGGCTGGCTCGTTTCTTAAAATCTCGTAACTCGGTCCTGCCGTGCAAATTTTGCGGAGCTCACTCACACCGTCACCGCTGGTATCGAGTTGCATGTAAGCTTCGACATAAAGGACGCGCCTCCTCGAGTCGTCGTCCTGGTAGTCTCGGTTTTCGCCTAGCGGTTCTCGTTGCCTTGCCTCTTGATTTTTTAAATCAAAATCTTCGTCGGAAGTAGAAAGAGATAACATCTCTTCGAAGTCGTAGCCCATCTCGACGAGCTCACTCACCGTCACATACTTTCGATGCGCAACGATGTCAGCATCACTAAAACTTCGAGCGTAGCGATTGATTAAAAACTCTTCAGGCGGCACAGCTGCAACAACCACTCGGCCATTCATAGATCGCCTTGTTACCGTCACCGAATGAATTGGAACACCCTCTTCGCTCATGCTTGTGTCGAGCCGGGTAATCTCTGCATTTTCATCAGAGTTAAGCGCGGCCAAACCTTCGTCGGTCAGCTGGTCCAAGTCCTCGCTTTCTATGTTTTCTGTTTCGCGCCAATCGTATTTAAGAACGCCGCAACCTTTTACCAATGCATCTTTAAATGTTTGATATAAGATTTCGATGTAACTTTGGTCCTGATCGTTCTCAAGAATGTAGTTCACGTAATCAGTCGCTTGCTTGGCCATCTCAATATCTTCGGGCCCTCGAGGTGCGTACTCGACTACTTTTTCTGATCCACAAAAAATTCTCATCAGGCTAGGCAGCATCGATTGCACAACGTCGCGCACATCCATCGTTTGTGCCTGGCTCCTGCCCTCTTGCTCATTTCCGAGCGGAGCGCCTTCGTAGTAGTCAGCAGCTTCTGCCCGGCGAGGTGACATGGTGTTGTCGATAAAATCAACGGCGTCCTCGATGGCGAGTCGGACCACGCTATCTAAATTTTCATCGCCGCCTTGGTCCTCCATTGCGTCTTCTTCAAATTGATCGTCTTGTACGATTTCTAATTCGCTCATAATCCTGCTGCCGATAGTAATGAACTGCCAATTAGCCTTGCTCGATCAGGCAATTGATTTATGGCACGTTCTGGTGTTTGGAGAATGCGCGAGCGGTCATAAATATTGCCTAGCGCATTAAGTAAGTTGGAATTATTGATTGCGTTGCCGATAGCGCGTTGTGCGTTCTCGGTATATTGCTGGCCAAGCGCACCAGGTTGAAAATCCATTTGTGCTAATCGACGCGCTTGGTTTTCTCGTATTTGTGATGTAGGCGTATCAGTTGTTAATGCTTCCATCAATGTGAAAGGCGCTTCGCTAATTGGCGCAATCAATGCCTGGCCAGCGTTAGCGGCTGCATCGAGAATGCCTTGGAATTTTTCTTGCGCGGTTGGTTCGGTTGCAAGTTGACGCTGGACATCGAGCAACCCGGTATATGGCACAGGCTCACTTGGTCTCGGCGGCACTGTAACCCCCATGCCACCAGCTGGTGTATCAGATTGGAAAAATTGCGGTGCAGCTAAAGCAGTTGTTCCTGCCCCGCCAGCAATGCCAAGGGCTAGTCGGGGGTCGATTGCTCCTTGCTGACCTGGGCCAAGGCTTGTTCCGCTTCCCTGATCCGCCATTCCAGCCTCGCGATAGAACTCTTCGAAACGCTCTCTTGCTGGTTTGAAGCCGTAAAAATCTTGTCGTTGTGCATCAAGATCGACTTCATCGTTCTCAAGTTGTTCAAGGTATTTTTCAGACGCTCGCTTGGACTTGACGTTGACGTCAAAGTACGAAGGGTTTGCGTTGGCAATCTGTGGGAATTCAGATCTAAGGGCGTTTCCAATTTGGTCGAAATTTTGGAATTGTTCACGGACATACCTATCGTAGTCTTGGGGTGAAATTGTAGCAAAACGCCCAGGATTTGCAAATTGTGGAACATCCAAAACACGCATTCCAACAACGCTATTTGCATCTCGAGGATCTACGACCATTGTGTACGCAGGAAGATCGCTTTCTATTAATCGACTCTCAATTTGTTTAATTAAAGGCGAGCCAGCTTGCACAGGATCTTTGAAATAAATTTCCGTGCCGACGTTAAATAAACCAGGTTGTAACGCGCCTAACTCGTCTTGTCTTCGCGCAATAAAAAAACTGTCTTGTTGATCTGTGACGGCTTGTCTTGTTGCCGCGTCTAGCACATCGACAGGCAACATATCTTGATTACTAACAATGTCGATATCCATCGCGGTTTCAGGATCGCCCATGTAAGCGCCGCGAGTTGGCAAACCTTTTGTAGCTCTGATATCTGGATCAGTCCTTCCAGCTGCAAGAATTTCTTTTGCCGTGCGCTCGCTTTCTGCGGGAGTAGGAATAAAATCATTACCCTGAAATTTTTCGCTTTGCTCTCGACTTAAACCTAAAAACAAAGATTCAACAGGATCAGCATCCATCATTGTCTCGAACGATCCGCCCTCTCCCTGAGTGCTGGTCCATCCTTTTTTAGTCCAAAGGTCTTTTTCAGCAAACCACTGCAAAGCTTGCACATCTCGAGGATCTAGTCCCAAGCCAGTTGCTGAATTAATCTTTGCAGTTGCATCAGCAATAACATCTTGGCCAAAGCCGAACTCAAGACTATTTCTAAAATTTTCTGTGTCTACAATGTTTCCAGTTACGCCATTTTCTGCCATCGATGGAATGGGTTTTTGTCCTGCATGTTTTCGCAAGTTACGCGCAGACCAAACATCTATCGTTGCTTGTTCAGATCGTCCTGTGAGGTTACCGCTAAAGTTTTTTGCTTTAGGAGCTCCTCCAGGTCTAAGCACTCGCCAACGATCAGCGAGCGCAATCATTGCGTTATAAGAATTAATGCCGTAGTTTTTTAGCTCACCAGTTTCTGGATCTCGCGACAATTGTTTGATTGTGTTTTCATTCGCTTGCAAATTCTTGCTTATGTTTTTTGCCTGATCTTCTAATTGCAAATAATATGGATCTAACTCAGCTGCTTTTTTTGTTCGTCCAGCCGCCTTTTGATTCTCTAAATACGCAGCCGCTTCATCTTGCAATGCATAACGACGATCAAGCGCATCAGCAAAACCATTCATCAACTCATCAAAATCGCCTTGCGTGGCTCTCTGTAAAATATCTTGTGAAAATTTAAAATTAGTAGCGACCGGGGTGTTTGGGCTGGTAGCGCCAAGAATGTCTCCCATCATTTGACTGAAGCTGCCGTATTCGCTGCGCATTCTTGACTCGACGTTTTTATACCACCCAGCGTTATTCATTATCCGAGTTGCAGCGGGGTCACCCTGTTGGCTAAGGCGCTCTATTTCAATTATTTCATTCGCAAGATTATCGCTAATTTTATTAAATGCTGGCGTACCTGGCGTGATAAATTTTCCCTGTTTATTTTTGTGAAAACCATAAGGGATGTTTTTAGTTAAAAGCTTTAACTCGCCTTTATTGCTTTGTTCTATTCCTGTTATTTCTGGTTGAGCCCAATCGCTTTTCGGATGCCTTTTTTTAAAATCCCTCGCTAAATTGAATGCGTCGATTTCTTTAATTTTTTTGCCTTTGATACTAGACCGAATCTTTTCTTTTTCGTTTGCGCTAAGAGTTACGCGATTGGCTACGTTGCGTTTGCCTCGACCAATTCCAAGTTCGTCGGCTTCGGTTCGTTTTGCAATCTGACTTGATTCGCGTAACGCTTTTGCAGCCTGGTTCAGTAAACCAGCTTCGGCATCTTCCGGCTGCATAGCAGCAGCGGCTGCACCAGTTGCGCCCAGCGATCTAAGTTTAAGTAAAGGACTTACCATCGATTACTTTTTCTTTTTTGCCTTGCGCTTTTTCTTCATGCCGCTTGCGTTAAGTATGATTGCGACGTCCACGGCTGCATCTCGCAGTCCTGCTGGACCGCGTTTGTAAGGCTTGGGGTTTTCAGTCATTGCCATAGGTAGACCACCATATCTGGGGTTAAAGGTAGTCTATTATTTTATCAAACGATGGAGAGGTTGCGCCTCAAGGGTTGGTTCCAATCGCTTGTGAGTGATCCGCCGTGCATCACGGTTGCGCCTTCGACGGCAAAGGTCAGGCACACCGCATCGCCATGGTCCGGCGAATTAAGTCCGCGTCTTTTCATTTCATCCTTGCTTTCTATTTGGAGCTTGCCCGAGCTAGTGAATTTATACTTAACGGACACCAACTCAGCGAGTAAGTTATCGTCTTTCGGGATCGAACAATCTCTCGCTTCCAGGTAGGCTTTTAGCTTGAACCAGAGCTCCGCTCTGAGGTTTAAGTAAGTGGCCCTTAGTGCAGGAGCCTCGGCGGTGTTGATGCCGATAGCGGGCAGCCCAAGCTCTCTCAAGCGGTCACAAACTCCGCCACCTACGCCAATGGAATCAATGCAAATCCGCTGGGGTTGCAGCCTGGGATGCAGACTCTCATATTCTGCAACGACTGCCCCCGCCAATCTCATCAGGTCTAAATTTTTCCACGACGTAAGCGCAAGAATCTTTCGGCCCTGGCGCTTACACAAGACGCTCTTAGCGCTACCAAATCTCGCAACGTCCAGCCCCCAGATAATGGGCTCGTCTTCTAAGATTTCTACTTCTCTGTTTTGCGCAGCTTCTACGAGCTCGAGGGGAATTGCCGTGTCATCATCCCTCGCCGGAAACTCGCCAAGCACCCGCACTCTAAATGCGTTGCTCTCTTCGCCGTATCTCCTGCCCATCTCTTGGATATAATCGTCAGACACCCGCGGACTGTCTGCGCAACTCACTTTTCGGGTCCACCAATCATTTGCCTGGCGATGGTGCGTATCAAAAAAGAAACCTGAGCTCCGGGTTGGATTGCCCAATAAAATCGTACAAGCGTTTTCGCCGGACATCGATCCGGCTGCGGCCTCGAACACGGCCTCGGGAATCGCGGACGCCTCATCGCAAATTAAGAGCACGTTCTCTGAGTGGACGCCCTGGAGCGCCTCGGGCGTTTCTGCCCTTGATGTCCGGCAACTAATGAATGCCTCGCTGGACGCGGCTTTGTGGCTCACGCGGTCTGATTTTACGTCTAGTATCTCTTTAAGTGGTGCTGGGAGCTCGTTAATCCAGCGCTTAAGTTCAGCAAACAATGCGTCAAATAATTGGGCGCTCGTTGGTGCCGTCACGACGATTTTTACTGGGTAGCGGGTGATTAAAAACCAGAGCATTGCCCAGGATGCCGTCGTACTTTTTCCGACCCCATGACCCGAGCGAATTGAGATTTTGCGCTCGCCAGATTGAATAGCGTTTAGGAGATCGGACTGCCAATCGTCGGGCTCCGTTTTTAAAACCTGACGCACGAACGCCACAGGATCGTGGCGATAGCGTTTTAGGAAATCTTTAAAAAGGTTAGCTTCGCTCGACAATGGCCTTCACAGTGTTGTGATTAATTTTGTAACTATACTCCTTCGAAATGCGATCAGCTACTGCCCTAAGTGAACTGCCAGGACCGCCTTTTTTAACCATGGATTTCATGCGCCAGACGGCCTCATCTCTGCGCGGAAATAATGGGACTAACTTTGCATCTTGGCCTTCGCCTTCAACTTTCATGGCCCAAGGCACTTTGCCGCCAATGTAACCGCCCTTCTTCGACTTGGCTTTTTTGCCGTTGGCCATGCGCATTCGGATCGTTCTTCGCTCATGCCCTGCAAAGGCTCCGAGGATTTCAAACATCAGGCGAGAGTAGAGATTGCTGTCATCGGTTACATCGCCGTGGCCATTGATAATGAGCTTAACTCTGCGCTCCTTAAGGTCATGAACTGCGTTTAAGCAATCTCTCATATCCCTAGAGAAACGATCTAAAGCAGAGACGATAATCACATCGCCATTGCGGAACACTTTAGGCGCAACGGCTGGTCGCTCCATAAAGGGCTTAACGCCGGATATGCCGCCGTCTTCTAGCCAAACGATTTTGTTGTCCGGCAACTGGTTGGCTTTGGCAACGCCCTCGATCATGCTCTTTTGCGTCTCGAGGGAGGTGTTGTCGATCTGGTCTTCGGTGCTGACTCTAATGTATCCGTAGATGGTCATGCGGCTTTGTTTCTCCGTTTTGTCTCGTTGTGATTTACAACAAGTATACAGTTTTTTTGTATAAAGTGTAAACATATTGTTAACACTTTCATTGAATTATTCGATTTTTTTTTAAAAAATGAGAGCTCAAACAACCAGGAGAGCTCCTATGTACAAAAAAGGCCAAAAAGCACCCAAAACATCCGGCAAAGGAACCAAAGCAAACAAAAATGCAGCCATGGTCGGCGGCATCACAGTTTCAGGCAGCAAGCCCGGTTATCCGCCTAAGTAATGGCCACGCCTCGCAAGGGTAAGGCCAGGGTAAAGGTAACGAGCTCAGGAAAGAAAGTGAGCTACGGGCAAGCAGGAAAGGCTAAGGACGGCGGGCCTCGAGTCCGGGCTGGCACCAAAAAAGGCGATGCCTATTGCGCCAGGAGCGC